CGCAGATAATATGACGCTGGAGCAGCTGATTGAAGCGTATAATAAGTTCAATAAGATTGTAACTAATACTCCTATTGCTATCGTTTATGATTATGAAAAAGCTTTTTTGCCTGATCCAAAACTTTACACAGATAATTTCGTAGAAGGACTTCACGGCGCTATCGGTCTAGTTACCGAGGCTGCAGAAATTCTGGATGCGTATAAGAAGGATATGTTCGGCAAGCGTAAGCCGCTGCGTCCTGATAATATCCGCGAAGAGTGTGGAGATATTCTGTTCTACCTCACTGTTGTCATGCGAGCCTATGGACTTGGTTTGCAGGACATTGTGAAAGATAATGTAGTGAAGTTGGCTAATCGGTATATCGAGAAATTCGAGGTGTAAGTAAATGGACGCAGTTTCCGTAATAGCTTTGTGGCTAGGGGAAAATGAAACCAACAAAGAAATATATTCAGCTTTAGTGGCCAGCAATCAAGTCTCTGCATTTCGTGCAGGTGTTGCTATGGCGCTAGAGCAGATAGAAAAGCAGAGATTGAGGGACGGTAAGTAACAATGGCAGCAGTTCTTTTCCAACTTACTACTGAGGACAAGCCATACCTCGGTGCGTTTAAAGCACAGCTTCAAATTGCCGGAGTAGGTGGTGCGCTTAATGATAGCAATCCAGACACACTTACAGAAGTAATCATTCGCGCCAAGGAAAAGAACTGCACCGCTGTTGCTACTAATAATGTGGCCCTGTTGAAACTGCTTCTTAGGGAAAATGGAACTAATCTAGGTAGGCGACAGGCGCATATTGATGATTATGCAGGAAGTATCATCGAAGTAAAAGGCGTAGAATTTCTTATCCTTAATCCGCTGGAACAATTATTCTCTGTGCCAGAAGGTAAATTTATTTTTCAGCGGTATGTTAAGAAACTAGCGAAGCCCCGCGATTGGCTAGTAATCCCTCCATTCAGTTGGGAAGTATTTAATCCAGCAGAGATTGAGAAGTACGAGCAATGGCTCGGGGCTTCTTCTTTCATGGCAGTTGATATTGAAACGCTGCGAGAGCAACGACAGATTAAGTGTATCTCCTTCAGCTTTGTTAGTATCAACACGGAGAGAAATAGCTATGATGTACGTACTGTGGTTGTCCCTTTTGATGATGAATTTAACATCGCTTTTGTTGCTGCTATACTTGATACAGCAGTACCTAAAGTATTTCAGAACGGAAAGTACGATAACGCATATCTTCTTCGCTGGGGTTGTCCTGTCACTAACTGGGTTGGCGACACTCTTAACGCTTTCCATTCTTGGTATTGCGAACTTCCAAAAGATTTAGGATATCTTACATCTTTTCTAATTCGCAAGTGGCAGTACTGGAAGAACGAAAGTAATACTACCAATCTAATGGAGTATTATGCCTATAATGCGAAAGATACTTTCACTACTGCTATTGACTGGCTTGCTCTTATGCGTGAGATGCCTGCGTGGGCGTGGAATAATTATTATCAGGAATTTCCTCTAGTATTTCCTTGCATACTTGCAGAAATGACTGGTATTGCAAGAGATAATGAAGCCGCGGAGAAGGAGTTAGAGCGCTTCGAAATGCAGCTGGAAGGTAGATTGGAAAAGCTGCGTGCTATGACAGCTACGCCGGCGTTCAATCCTAGCAGCCCCAAACAGGTTCAGAGATTATTCTATGTGTTGGGTAGCGGCGATCTAAAGAAAACTGATAAAGTAGGAATGGAGAAGTTCCGTAATCGTCATCCTTTGAATAATATCATCGGAGAAGAGATTAAGGAATTTCGTGAAGATAGGAAGATGATAACTTCTTATCTCAAAGATTGGGACAGAGACACTAATGACACGAAAACTTGGTACGGGCGAATCCTATTCGCACTTAACCCGCACGGAACAGACACTGGAAGGCTTGCTTCTAGAGAGTCTGCGTTCTGGTGCGGATGGCAGATACAGAATTGGCCTAGAGATCGTGATGACATCGAACTCAAACGAACGGCTATTGCAGATAACGAATTTCTCTTTGGCGAAGGTGACTACGAACAGGCCGAGGCCCGCGATACTGCTTATCTCTCAGGAGACACCAATCTTATTAAGGCGGTCGACGATAAAAGTCGCGACTTTCACGGGACTAATGCAAGCGCTTTTTTCGGACTTCCTTACGAAGAAATCGTCAACTCGATTTTGGGTGGTGATGGAACGTATATTCACAAAACGATCAACAAAGGTATCAGAGACTTAAGTAAAAGAACTAATCACGGAGCTAATTATAACATGGGAGAGCAGGTAATGCTTGATACCATGGGACTTAAGAACGTGCTTCGTGCGCAGGCTCTACTTAAATTACCTCGCCAGTGGTCTCCTTTAAAAGTATGTTCCTATTTGCTGGAGAGATTTGATACTACATATCCAGTAATTAGAGACACTAAGAGAGGCTGGTATGCAAAGGTTATAGCAGATGTTAAAAATACTGGCATGTTGGTGGGACCTACTGGTTGGACTAGATATTGTTTCGGCAATCCTGCTAGTAATAAACGTGACCTTAATAGGTACGTTGCTCATCCTCCTCAATCACTTAATGCGATGATGTTGAGCAAAGCCTACAATAATGTTTATCAAAACATTTGGCGACCTCATCATAAAATTTTTAAGCTTGGCCCGCAAATTCATGACAGCATTCTTTATCAATATCATCACAAGGAACCTTGGCTAGTGGAGGAAGTTAGAAAGCAAATGGAAGTTCCAGTAGAAGTTACGGATATCTTTGGTATCAAAAGAACTCTGGTTGTTCCGGTTGGAATGAAGTCCGGGGCTGAACGTTGGTCGGAGATTAAGTAGTGTGCAACATCCAACAAACCTCATTGAGCATTACCTCCGATACGTCGAGCACACGGAGTCTCCGTATAATTACCACAGATGGTGTATTATCGGTGGAATTAACGTATTACTCGGACGTGGTGTTTATACGGATCACGGCCACTCGCGAATCTTCCCTAACAACTTTACTCTCCTCGTGGGAGAACCCGCCAGTCGCAAGAGTACTAGTATCCTTCTTACAAAAAAATTACTCGCAGAAGCCGGGTACACGAACTTTGCGGCTTCCAAAACAACTCGGGAAAGATTCTTCCTCGATCTTGCGGGAATTGAAGTCGATGATGACAGCGCCGGTCGTACGAGTAATAGTAAAAGACCTAACTACGACAGCACTACCGAATTAAATCTATTCGGGGAAATAGCAGATAGGACCCCGCGAGAAGCTTTCATTGCTGCGGATGAATTTACTACCTTCACACGCATGGGCAATATGGAATTCTTCGATGACCTGGGTCAGATGTGGGACTGGGATAGCGAGACAATACTATTCGAAGATAGAGTTAAAAATAGTAAAAGTGTGAAGGTGTATCAGCCGACTATTAATATTCTAGCAGGAACAACAAGTGAAAACTTCAATAGAGCTTTCCCGCCAGAGACGCTTGGAACTGGGTTCCTCTCCCGGCTTCTACTTATATACGGAAAAAGATCGGAAAGGAAATACGCTTTCCCTAAAACTCCTTCCGAACAAGAAAAAGCCGAGCTCGTTAACAGACTTGCGAGTATTCGAGGAAATACGAACAGCAACTCGCCTAGGCATGTTAGAAGAAGCCCCGGCGGAGAGAAGTTACTTGAGGACATTTATTACGCAGATAGCATCTTGGTCGATCCACGTTTTAGCTTTTTTACTCAACGCCGCTTTACTCATCTTCTTAAGCTGTGTCTTACTGTTAGCACAGCTTTGGGTAAGGATGAGATAGATGAAGAAGTAGCTATTGTAGCTAATACATATCTTACAGCCGCTGAATTCAGTATGCCTAATGCCATAGGTGAGTTCGGTAAAAGTAAGAATAGCGACGTTGCGGATAAGATTGTGAAGCTATTAGAGGGAGCAATAAAACCACTTCCCATCACAGAGATATGGAAGAATGTGATGCGGGATATTGGTAAGATGGCTGATCTTGTTAATCTAATGCAGGGACTTGAAACTGCTAAGAGAGTGCAGTTAATAACAGGACCCCGCGGGGGCTTCTTACCGTTTAAGGAGCCTGCAAGAGAAGCTAAGTACGTGGACTGGAATTTACTAACAAAAGAAGAAAAGGAAACAGTATAACATGAGCCCTCCTAAAAAGCTTCTTGGAGATGTAGCACTCCCTAAGAACATCAAGGAAATGTCCGCTGAATCTCAGCGCAGACATCACAGAGAGGCTGCTATCTCCACAGAACGATTAAATAATGTTGGAGCTGCCGCATTAATCCAAGAGCCGGGAGAAGCTTTAATAGCTTTTCGTACCTGGCTTAATCATCCAGCAAATGGAGATATCCAAAAAGCCGCCGCGGAACGTATTACTATGAATGCAGTACTGCAAACAGTAGCGGCGCATGTAGGATATGAGATCCTAAGCGCCGGTACAAATAATGACGTAGATAGAATTTTAGGAGATTTAGCTACTAGATTGCAGCGCAGAGCATCTAGCCGCGTGAGTAGCTAGCCTCTTCTCTGCCTGCAATATATTCATTATCAGATCGGGGAGCCGGGATGGATTCGTCCACTACCCGGCTTTCAATGCGTCCATCCCGATATTTAAAATAGCGAATAGATTTCATATTAGGTCCTGTCTCTGGGACCTCTTGATTGCCAACTGATGAACTGACATCTTGGGCTATGCCGGGTGTAATATCACCATTAGCTATACCGCGACCGATAGCAGTAGCCATGCTACCTACGGTAGGACCGCCAAAAGCCCCGGAAAGAGTATTCATAATACCGGCCGCCGGAACAAATCCAAACGCTGCATTGATAGCAGTAGCTACCGGATTGTTCATCATATTATCAATCTTAGCCGATACCTTATCAGATACCCAGCCGGCGGCTTTTTCTACTAAACTTCTTTCGTCTTGCGGTAGTGCTGGCAGCCCTTGAAATAAATCTCTGCTTGGCGCATCAATTCCAGTACTCATATCCATAAGACCACCAATAGCTGTTTGAGCTTCTTGGCTACCAAATCCGGTACCGCCAATACCAATACTATTACCTACATTAACATCAATTCCAAAATCCGGCATATTAATTACTCCTGCGCAGCTTCAGAAAGCCCCGGATTGCGAAAATCTGGCAACCTTCTGCCGCCCATTAATTGCTGAAGTTGCTGCATGTGACCGCCGCGAAGTGATGTATAAATTTCATTCGCGGTAGAAGTATTAGCATCCTTAGTCCATTCTACAATCTTGCGAGAGAAGTTAGCAATATTTCCGCCAGCGGCTGCGTACTGTCCCGCAAAACTTTCCAAAGCTCCCGGTGGAATCATGCCATTATCATATAGATGAGTTTTAACCGCTTCACCCAGAGCAGTAATTCGTGTATTATCTTTAGCTGCGTACAATGTCTTACGATACATGGCATCCATAACTACTGCTTCATCCAGCGGCCTAGCACCCATCAGGCGGGAATAATTAGTAAGACTTACAAAATCATTCCATCCAACCGCATGACTGCGAGTAGTAGAAACAAGATTACCATTAGCAGTGGTTGTGAAGCCTTGCAGCAATTGGGCTAAGCCTGTAAGCGGCCTACTTAATCCATTATGCTCCATACCCAGAAGTAAACTGCTCCCAATTCCACCGCCTTTAGCTACAGTCTCTCCAATACCAGCTAAAGCTGTAATGAATTTAGTGGCTCCGGATACTGCAGGAAAATCCGCTGGATTAATAGGCACAATAGTTATGTTGCGAGGATTGATATCGCCACGGCTGTAAAGTCCGGTATTAAACCAATTACTAAGCACGCCGTACATTACATAATCACTGAAGCCTTTATCGAGAAGATTAGGCATAGTGGTATAGATATCTTTATGTTCCGGATTTCCTGCGGCATTACCGATCAGATGATTATTAATCACCTGGAAGCCTGGCATACCTTGTAGACCGAAGATAGTAGTTTGAAGCCCCGCCATTAATGCTACTGTCTTAGCTTGTCCTTCTTCTACGTGTCGAAATACTTGCTGCATCAAGTTAAACTGGTAGGTCTGGAATAGCGAAATAGCAGAGCCAAGAGGTCCCTGGAACAAGAGAGGTCGTTGGCTAGCTGTGTAATTTCCTTGTACCCTGTTGACGAATGTTGATATGTTGTCTGCAAGCTGTTGTCCGACCATTCCGGCGCCTTCTGGCCCGAAGATTTTGTAGGCCATATATGCTGGGACATAACGAGAAATCTCCTCACTAAGTTCTGCGCCCATAAGCCTGCTACCTTTATCAACAGCAGACTTCATCTTACTAGCGAACTCACTTTCCTTAAACGCTCCAACAGGTAGAGCAAGATCGGAAAGCATGGCAGAATGTAAAGAAGCAGTATCGCGAACTACTCCGATCTCTTTAAAGAGTGGAAGTAACGCAACTTTGTCGGCATCATTACCAGCGTAGGATGCGACCCCGCGAGTAAGTAATTTAGTAATGGACGGAATTTTATATTCCGTTCCGGGAAGTTGAGTAGTAATATATTCTTTAGCAGTAGCGATAGCGCCGCGGGCTTCTGCTGTTGCCAGAATAGGCGTGCTAACTGCATTGATTATACTCTGGAAGGTATCCAATCTAATAGCAGTAGCAGAGAGCACACTGTGAGCAGTAGAAATCCACTGGCTAAGATACCTCTGCGGAGGAAGTCTATTGGCTATCTCATAACCTTTTAGAGCATCTGTAGCAGATTCATATACATTACCCAGACCATACTGCTGGCTTAATTTAGCGGCCTCTTCAAAAGGAAGAACACCTTTCTTTGCCATTCCCAGAGCAGTCTTAGCCACATTAAAAGCTGTACTAGCAAAAGCTTCTAGCTGCTCATTAGCTTCTGCCCAAAGACGATAGTTACCTCTGTCTGTAATAGCTAACGCAGTATTGATATAGCTATTATATGGATTAGGCACAGTTTTGCCGAGAAGAGAACTAGTAAATCCTGTGCGAGATACTTCAGGAGCGGTATATCGCTGACCCATAGCTTTTAATTCAGCAAATAGCTGAGCATTAGTGAGTTCAACATAATCACGCGTAATGCGCATATTCTGCCGAGTATGAAAATCTACATAATCGCGCGCAATGCTATCGGCTCGGATATCAGGAAAGATATCATTAAGAATGCCGCGGCGCTTCAGATCGCTATTTACAATACTGGCAGAGAAATTGCGATCGTATTCATAATCTCCTAAAGCTTCGCGATAAGCTTTATTGTCAGACTTATAAATGATATCATAATCTGAACGAAGCACCGCGGCCTTCTGTTCTAATTCCTTCGCGTTAGCCGCAGTTACTACGCTCGGACTATCATCAGCAAATGCCATGCCGGCGCGGGGCTTCACGAAGAAGAAGAATGGATATTTACCAGTATCAATCGGAGGAGCATAAAGAACAGTTGGATTGAATTCTTTATTAATACCCTGTGCTTTATTCCAGTTATTCCTCGCCTGCAGACGTTCTGCGTTGATTTCCATATTAGCCCGCTCGAACGCAGCGTGACGAGGGCTGAGATCATAGAAAGTATGAAGTTCCTTTCCAGTATTAACCCAGTTAGGATCAACTTTAGCGGCAGCAGGAAGGAAACCTTTGGGAGTGTAACTGCGATCCCAATCTACAATAACGTTGCTATCATCTTTTATCAGCGCCTTTTCAAGCACGACTGTATTAGTGTCGCGACCATATTTCTTACCAATTTCCTCCGGCAGGAATACATAATTTTCAGCAGTTCTGCGACGGACAGCGACGAAATTACCAACTTCTGCGGCTAATCCCTGATCCTGCTTAATGGCATCCATATGAGATACCAATCGCATCTGTGTATCGTCATTAATCTTCTTAAACCAATCAGCAACATTTCTGCCTACAGCCTCGAAACGCTGGGCAAAAGTATTGTAATTAGCATTGGCACTAGTAACTAAACCAGCCCCGGCACCTTCTGTGGTAGCTTCAGAAGATTTACGTTGGATAATATACTTATTGAAGTCCGATCCAAAATAAGCGGCAGCTGCAGATTTCGCGGCTTCTTGTGCTTGCTGCACTCTGTATTGAACATCAATATGGCCCCGAATAATATTGCCGTCTGCTTCACGTAATACATTGTCAAGATCATACTCTAACTGAATATGATTGACACGCTGATGATTTTCTGCTCCCAGAATATACTCCTCCGGATGGCGAGCCTTCATCCCAGATAGAATATATTCTTCAGGAACATTAGCAAGCCTGCCTACATCAGATAGACTAAGAGCTTTAACATCAGCTGAAACTTCTTTGCTGAGGGCTGCAGTGATCAGATCATCTTTGGCATCTCGAATTAAATTCAAGAAGCCGTCTAGGGAATTAGGAAGCTGCCCCGGACCAGCAGGTGTGGCAGTTGTGACTCCCTTCTTAAGGGCTGCTTCAGTATATTCATTCCAAGTCTTGCCAGACTTCATGAAGTCAGCATACACAGCTTCCAAAATGGCTACGTCGCCAGTATTAATAGTATCTCCGGCCTTCACCCCACGCATAGATGCCCATACGTAACGGGCATTGGCATCAATAGGAGCAGTGTTAGCATTAACTACGCTAGTCATATCCATAGCGACAAACTTATCGCCGTAGGTAAGACCTTTATCAACTAACCTGACTTCTCCAAAATCTCCTACAACTGGAGAAATACCTGCACGAGAGGACATGTTTTTATTAATTACATTCAGAACAACGGGCTCACTCAGAAGCCCCCGACTATCTTCAGGTAGTTGTCCTGTTTTACGAAAGACTTTTTCTTCGGCAACACTAAGATTACGTCCTTCCCCTGGACGAGGAATGCGCTCAATATTGCCGCTTTCTTTATTAATCCAAATCTGCCGGCGGCCATCAATAAAGATATCCACCCCATCTTCAAATGCTTGGGTGGAATTATTATATTTAGTGACACCTTTTCCGCCGGGTAATTCAAATTTATCTGCAGCTGTGGCAATATTAACAGTAGTAGCACCTTCACGCATGCGATAACGTAAACTATACTGAGAAGTATCTACAGCATCATTAGTAATAATATCAGCGAAAGTAGGTTGCCTTCCTAATTCTTTCTTAAGGTAAGAATTAACATAGAAGCTGTCAGTAGTAGAAACAGATGGCGCATCGCCGATACGAGAGATTACGGACAGCCGGGATAGACGATCATAAATATCTTCAGTAGTAAGCATGCCACTGCGCTTACCTTCTAGGATAGTATCAACTAAGGCATTAGATAAATCTTCATTACCCCTGCCGGAAGCTACATTAAGAATCTTACGCAGATCAGTTTCCGCAGCTGCGCGAGTAGAAGAAGCTTTCTTCAATCCTAGAATAGAAGAAGTTTCGGGAATAGCGTCAATACTCGAAAGTAATTCAGCCGCTCGATCTCCTGGAAGAATATCTCCAAGGCCGAAACGAGTAGTAAGCTCCTGCGCTTTAGTATCAATATCAGCGGATAGAACCATCTTCTTAATAGTTCTGGCAGCCATGATACCTTCTACAGCCCCGCCGACTGCGCCACCAACTAACATACCTGCAAATGCATTGTGCAATACATCAGTCAATCCATCATTATCAAGAAGCGGCGAGGCTTTCATTGTAGAAGCAGTAGCTAGTTCCCAAACAAGTCCCTGCAAAGCTTGATCAGCAACACCCAAGCCGATAAGTTTAAGCTTATCAGAAGTAATACCATTATAAAGTGACCCCAGGCTTTTGATTTCCTGTTCGGCATTCTGGATAACTCTGGCCTTAAAAGGAGCCAGTAAGCCGGTGGCTCGTGAAATAGTTTCTGGTGCGAAACCTTGCTTCGTAAGCCAAAGAGCTTTAACACTAGCATTCGCTCCTTTCACTGCTAATCCGCCGGGAATGATACTGCCAGCAACAAGCCCCGCAGCTTCAATTCCTTGCGCGTGGGATTTATAGTAATCTAAAGTAGCAGTATCATCAATATAATCCTCTACTCCAATTCTTGTAAATTCGCCACCAAAAAAGTTACCGATATCTACTGCGGTATTAATGAAACTATTTGCAACAGCGATACCAGTTAAAGGCACACCTTTAGTAATAACATTGCTAACACTGTCCAATAAAGACGGCTCGCCAGCTGCTGCTCCATAAACTTCAGCGCCCGCGGCTGCATCATTGAAAATCCCAGTAAGAGGATCATATAGTGCCATTACTGCGCTCCTTGCCTACGAGGACGCTGCTCACTGATAGAAGATTGTTGCGGACGCACAAATCCGCCGGTCATGCCGCCGACATAATCTTGCATGAAGTCCTCATTAGCTAGCCGGCGAATTAAGAAAGCTGAAACTGCTTCCTTCTTACTCATATCAACATTATCACGACGACCGATAAGTGCGCTGCCAGTAGCAACAGAAGTTTTAAAGCCAGTTTCTGAACTAAGCCCCGGAATAGCAAACTTAGTATATTGATTCATGGTATTGTTATCAATCATAATACCTTGGTAGATGAATGCAATATTAGCTGCGGCTATGTTAATAAGTCGAACATCCGGCTTCGCACCAGCTGCAGTTTGCTCTCTTACGAATTCTAAAGCTGCACGCACAATGTCATCTGCCTTGAAAGCATAGTTAGGATCGGCAGCTAAGCCTCGTAACTTACCCATGATCGGATTATTATCGTATAATTCTCCGCCCATCCTAATAACAGAAGCTAAAGGAGGAGGAGAATATAAGCCACCAGTATCCGGAATAACAGCTAACTGATTGGTGTAATAAGCCTTTAACGCATCATTCATCTTCTGTGCGCGAACATCCGGAGCATAGTTTTTCCATGTAAGCGACTCATTGCCGATCACACGATTAGTCTCTTGCGTAAGCAATTGCCTAGTCATTTCCTGGCGAGGAGGTAATTGAACAGGCACAGCATTGATACGCTCGATAGCAATAGAAGGAGAAGGTCCTAGTCTATTAAAATCAGCGTCGGGACTGAACATATTCTGCAACAAGGCATTCTTAATGGGACTGTTATTGGGAAGATGTTCAAACTCTAGTGCAGTAAGTCTGCGCATTCCTAATAGATCAGTAGCTTTATCAAGACTCTTTTGAATAGAAACTTGCGCTTCTTCATTACGCTCTTTAACTTGCACTTGCAACTGGAAAAGCTTTTCCTCTCGCTCATTCCGTTCCCGTGCGAGTACATTGGCGTCCTCAGAAAGCTTGAGCCTACGTTCATCCATGCTCTGATTGTGGATGCGCATAAGGACATCATTAGCACGAACAAGTGTATCAAATTGATTTTGATTAAGATTAACTCTCATACTGATGCGATCAATTCCAAGCTGCGCCATACGCTGCTGAGAAGCAGCCGCATCTTTAGCTGCCTTAGCTAAAAGCAATTTATTCTGAGCATCAATAAGACTTGTGCTAGTAGCATCATCTACAGCGGCATTAATCTTGGCTTGATCCAATGTAAGATTCTGAAGCTTCGCTAAAGAACTAATAAGACTAGCTGTTCTACTTTCATTAAGTTCCAGAGAGGCTTGATTAAAAGGAAGAGTGAATTGAGCACTCAGCCAATTGAGAGGATTATCAAAAAAACTTGCGTCTAAATCTTCTTGAACAGATGCGCGGCGTCCTTCAGTCTTAAGGATACTCTCCCTAATCTGTTCGCCCATCTTTCCAATTACATAAGTACTTTCATTTGGATTAGTACCGAATGCCGCCGCCGCTTCGGAATTATGTTGCTTGGCTCTTAATGCTGCCTGGCCGACAATATTATTAACATCTACCTCTGCTCTGCCAACAGCATTAGCAGCTCCGGCTCCTGCACCAGCAGCTGCTTGCGCTTTATCATAGGCACCTTCAAAATCCTGCATTGCTTGCAAGCCAAATGCCTGCAAGTTACGAAGCCCTTGAACAATTTCAACTGCATCAACAGGCTTTACGCCTGGATTAGGAGCAGCACCTGCATCTTCTGCCATAATACTCTCCTGCTATTAGAAGAAGTTAAGAATCTCATCAAAGATACCAGATAACCCATCTCCGATATCTCCAAACAGGGAAGTAATATCGAAGCCGTCTGTTGGGATAATATCTCCGACAGCTGCTTCAATTCCCTGTCCGCCCCAATCTAAAGCTTCCTGAGGAAGATCGCCGATAACATCAGCGAAGTTAAATTGAGTCACTTCCGAAGGTCCCATAATAGTATTGTATAAATCCGGACTTTGTGTAATATCTGCCCAAGCGGGTAAAGTATCCGCACTAATGATACCATCCGCGCCTACGCCCATAACAGTATCATATAGATCAGAATTCTTAGTGATATCTGCCCACCCAGGCAAATCATTGAACCCGAGCGCATTAATAATCTTATCTTTATTCTTATAAGCTGTATAAAGACCTAAAGCCCCGAGAGCAGGTCCGCTAATACCGCCAGGAATTGCGCCAGCTGCATTCTGCTTGTTGTTGCCAGAAGAAGTTGTAGTCTTTGTGGCATTTACTAAAGAAGCCCCGGCTTGATTTGCAATCTGCTGCTGTTGGGTCTTATAATTTAGCACAGCAGAAGACGCAGCCGCAGTAGCATCACCGGCCGCCTGACTAGCTAGCATTTGACGAACAGTGGAGTTATAACCGCCCCCCGAGGCTTCTCGTGCCAAGGTAGGAGCAAAAGCGATAGTAGCATCTTTAATAATTTTATCAACGATAGGCTGCACAGCGGAAGGATTATTACTGTTCTGCACAGCCTCATCCATGATACCTTGCAGACGTTCAATAATAGAAGCGTCCGCACGGCTACTTACAGTGCTAGTTTCCTTAGTACTACTATTCCTGCCCAGAAATAAATTCTGCAGTACAGTAGATAAATCAGTTAAAGGACTGCCTGCTGCTGTGGCCATATTTCGATCTCCAGTAACAAAAGTCTAACTGATACTTCCTTTTTAACAATTAGGGATCAATGATCGTAAGGAAATTTTCCGGTCTTAGCATAGGTAACGGCTGTAAACACCGCTCCTGCGATAGCTGCAATAGCTGCTCCAGTAGTTGCCAGCCACTGTAATAATTTACTGGTGAGAACAAAGAAGCGCACTCCGCCTTTAATTGCCTTGAAAATCTCTAATAATTCACTAAGACTTTCTTCAATAGCATTTACTTTTGCGATAAGTTCGATGCGAGAAGCATCAGGAGGTAATTTGTTCTCACTGTCGATCGGCATTGTAATGTCCTAATGTTGGATGTAACCAGCACAGTTAAAATTCAACTCAGTATCAGATAATGCAATACCTACAAACTGTTCAATATTGCCAGCCGCAACAGGTCGAACAGTAGTAAGATTGCCAGCAGCCGTATCAAGCCAGTAAGCAGCCCCGGGGGTAAGGCCGGAAGTAACAAGAACTCCTGCATTTAAAATAAATTCTGCCACATCTCCAATATTAACTCCAGCTAATGTGTTACAGAATCCTATGGCAGGCAGAGTATTATCAGTAGCATCTGCCAAAAACATTTGAATTGCGCCTGCAATATTAACAGCACTTACCACAGCGCCATAAGGAATAACCTCTCCCGCAGTACAATAGAAACGATTGAGATTTCCAGATAATAATGTTCTAGTACTGCCATTAAGATTGATCCAGGTAGAATATACTTGAGGTCCGATACCGGCATAATTAACTAAAGTGCGTGCAACTATGTTAAGAGATGTATAGATATCTTCTAATGCATTCTTGATAGGCGCATCAATAGTTCCAGGAACAGAACCTGGAATGCGAAAATCTATTGGACTGCTATAATAAGGATTAGAGTATGAGCCGCTCATCTATTTGGTCCCGGGGCTACTTTAATCTGAAAGCTTACTAGATTAAAAACTCCTAACAGCAGGGAGGAGAAATTAAGTGCCGTCAGTTGGCGCATAAAGACTCGAAGCCGCGGGGAAGTTTTAACTAACATTGGCTGCACGGCAGGAAGAAAAGTTTTTCCATCCAGGCTAGGAAGAATATAATAAGTGAAGTTATTACCTTCGTTAACCACTTCTACTTCTGTATCCAGGTGCTTAATTAAATTATTTCGAACAATCTGATATTTACCTAATAATAACACACCGTCAGCATTTGTGTTGCCCAGAGAGAAATCTACTAATTTAACGGTGCCATCAATTGCAAGAAAAGCAATAGTGTTCTTAATCTGCGGTGTGTTAAGTATAGAAACATCTAAACCACCATAAGTAGTAAGTCCTAGGTCATCATAGGTTGTTTCCAGCAGTCCATCATAAGTAAGCTCTCCGTACAGATTGGGATCATTCCACTGAAAACAATCTACGTGATCAATCTTAAGCTTCCCCCACCGCTTGAGGGAGAGATCATACACAAGAGCGTGTGTGAATTCATTATAGTTTACACCATAGCTAACTACAATGTATCTGGCCGTAACTAGGCATATGTGTGTATATAAAGTATGATCAATATAGGTTTGATTAAAAGTTAAAGTATCAGAGTTAAAATCCTCCATAATCCTAGCGCCAAGGAAATCTGATAACTCAGGAAAAATAAGACTGCTTTCAGTTCTGCTGATTTTTTGCAATCCATTAGTGGTAATAGTATAATGCTCCGCGGCTTTAGCTTGCCACGTAACATGCTCTGTGGATTGCACTCCACCGCTTCCATTGATGGGACGCAGAGTGAAAGGGAATTGAATATTGCCTGTATAAGTAGCGCCAACTACATTGTTAGCGCAGTAAAGCATAAATCCTCCCGAAATAGGGAGACAGAATTTTAACTTCCCATCGGCGTCTGCAACTCTTGTACTACTGGCTCCGGTAGTGAGACTAGGAGTAAAATCCATAGGATCAAGTAGACTGCTCCAATATACATCAGTCTCTGTGATAGCGATTAAATAGTTATTAGCAGTAGTAATAGCTATGATATCTACAGCAAGAAGCCCCGCGGACGCTTGTGGAATTAATTGCTTTGTGACTTCATCATAAGTAAAGATGCCATAATTAGCATAGCAAATATATGTCTCCCCTTGCACATAAGCTGTAGTCACCTGAACGTTAGAAGGTACAGCCCCGTCAGGAAATGGAGAGCATTGAAACCACGCATTAATAGTAGCATCTGCCACATAATTTAAACCCCCCGCGGGGCTTAAGATGACTCTATTCTGCCCCGAGGTTAAGATAGGAATAGCGCTATCAAACACAGTACTATTCGGTACTTGGGGCCATACTTCTGTATATCCTACAGATTGCATACCTTGCGCAGTTGGCATCACATTATGAGCATAGTAAATCTGTGGAATGCCTTTATCTTTGTCATAATCAGCAATAGCAGCAGCTGCTTGCCGATCATAATTAAAATCCATCTGCGGGATCATAACAGTGCGACCCCACAGCTCCGTGGCAAATGGAAATGTAGCTGAGACTAAGTTACATCTAATTTGATAATAGGCCATTTACAGCCTCGCATCAAAAGTATTGCCTGTGCTATAAGTGCTAAACATAAGTCCGCCCGCCGCGGCTGTAAGCGTAATTGAGAAACTGTCTGCGGCGATATTAGCTATAGCTGGAGCACAATTAACAGAGCCTGCGAATGTAGTGCTGACTGCAGGAGCCACTCGCATAGTCTGCTGCAGGCGGTAGAAGATGTGAAATACATTCGCCACCGCAGCTGCATAACCGGTAGCTACATAAGTAGCTGCGGTTTTCTGATAATACCTAAGGCAGCGAGCCAGTTGATCTTCATAACGAACAAGTTCGCGGGGCTGATCAACTGCGTATACACCCCTCCTTAATTCAACACCTGTCCAGTAGAAAGTAGCTCCAAGTGTGGATACAACATCCACTGCGCCAGTTACACCTATGATATTAGCTGCGCTACTAATCCAACTTCCGTTAGCTCGCTTCCTAGTGGCTCCGGCACCTAAACAGAAACGAAGTTTCATATTAACACCGGTAGTAAGACTATTCCAAGTACCTGTGGTATTTCCGGGAATGATAATAAAAATACTTGTCCAAGTATTAGCAGCTGGAATAGTAAAGGAGAATGGATACGTATCTACGTCAGTTCCATTGCATAACACACCAGAATGAAGCCCCGAAACAGAGGAGCGTGCCATGAAATGTAATGTGATTGGAGTAGCTTGCACATCTCCAAAAGAAAGTGGAGCAGTATTGTAGCCTTCAATACGTTGTTCCGCCCAGAAAGCTTCATTAGCTGCAGGAACATAAGCAGCAATGGTACTGATGCCCTGATAATTAACATAACCCGACGGAGGTGTGACAGCGTTTAGATTTTGCTGCGCTTGATGCTTAGCTGCGACATCCCCAAAATAAATCCAGCCATCTGTCATATAAGTATTATTGGCAATCGGAGTCTGTAAAGCTCCGGCATTTTGCTGATCAATGGCGCAGTTGCCGTTAAGAATTAAATTAGGGTTTTCCGCATACACATAAGAAGGCTGGAAAAGTGCGATATAACTAGGAGGAATAGCATATACGAAAGTAGCAGCCCCGAAATTAGCAATTACTGGATCAGTCAGGTACGTAACACTAATAATAGGATAAACAGAGGCGCCTGCCAGCCCTGCAACTGCGACAAATAAAGCTTGTCCGTAAGAGCTGTTGATATAAATATCGCCAGTAGAAGCATTGTAGCCAAAGCCTACAGTAGAACCTGCCGCGACAGGACCACCGATATTACCTACAATTGCACCGGCGTGGTATAAATTTCCTGTGCCAGTAGCTAAAGCCCAACTATAAACTTCTACACCTGCTCCAGTTTCCAGATTAGCATTAACAGTAGCTACGCCAACAGTTACACCAGCATTTCCGGTGAATGTAACTTCATAATACCATTTGCCGGAATTCTTAACTACAGTTCCGCGGCAGCTGGCAAATGAAGTAGAAGATAAAGTAGTAGCAGGTGCGGTTACTAAATTGCCTCCGGAAAGTTCAATGTTGGAAGATGCGTCCGCGGGGTTCCATGTAACAGCAATTCCCTGCAGATTATTAATTTTAGTTTTTAATGCTCTGAATTCTTCTGCGGCAGTACGAGCTAAAACAGTTCCAAGCGGCTGTGTAGCATCTGAAGCATTAGGAACGTAACTCATATCAGACCTCCACGTTCACAATGACAAATGCCACAGTAACATTATTAGTAGCAACTGCATTGCCTGATAAAGTAAAGGCGCCATCAGAAGCCACTGGCACAATACGAGTTAAAGTAACATCAGCATTTAATAATGTAAGCTGAATAATGCTAGTGCCAAAACAAGTATTGTTAGTAATATTAATAAAAGATTGTCCTGCCGGAATAGTAACTCGACCTGCAATCTTATTAAGAGTCGTACTTCCAGGAGTGCTAGTCTTATCCTGATAGCCGAGACGAAGCCCCGAGGCTACTAGTAATTGTCCTGCAAGAATATTACCAGTGCCGACTTCAGCGGAGTAGAAGAATTTAAGAACGTCAGTTACAATACTAACACCGTCGGAGCTAACAAATGGAACGCTGCCTACTGGACTATTAGGAGTAGATAATTGAGCCCAAACAGTAGAAGGATTTCCCATTACACACCTGCCACGATATTGTTGCGATCAATAATAATTATTTGCTGCTGCACTAACCCACCTTCATCCCCAGGACCTGAAGGACGATCATATTTCCTGCTAGTATCTTGCTGACCGATGGTAACAAATAATTTGCTGGCAGCTGCGTAGATAACAGCGTAAGGATAAGTAGAAGCAATCCAACTATTTAATCCAGCGTATTTTCCATCAGGTCCCGGCTCCATCGCAGGATAAGAATAATATCCAATCAAAGCTTTTTTGAAAGAGGAGCCACTTTTGATATAAAGATTACTTCCAGCTGCATACCATACATTAGTACGTTCGTAGCCGTACATATCAAAGATCACAGCAGGAGAAATTTCTTCTAAGAAGCCCAAAGGAGCAGCTAAAGAATTAGCCGGGGGCTGCGTAAGAGGATTAATCTGAGAAGCTAAATAACTGTCATCCCACTTACGAACATATTTAATCTGACGAAACCGCGGAAACATATCTAAATCAACAGTCTGAAGATAGCCTTCCGTATCAAATACAGCTTGCAGAGTTACAATATCTCGCCAATATTGTTGACGCAGATGCAGAGTAATGATGGAAGCGGCAACCGCACTGACTGCATCGCCGCTTCCACCCTCCGACTCAAATGTAAAGTCTGGCCGATTAACTTCTTTGCAAGTCTCCGAAACGAGCTCACTGAAGTTCATCATCGTGTTCCAAAAATATACAGGCTAAAAATAGTTATCTGCCTGTCTGATTAAGTCGGCAGATTGCCGGTGTTAGCCATGCCTTTGAGAGTAACTCCATTACCCCGTAAAGCGGCTAACTTTTCCTGCACGCTCAGGTTCTGCGGTGCCGGCGATTCAATCACTGGCACCATTTCAGCTGCAAGCATCTCACGCAAAGTATCTCCAGTAAGAGCTTCTGCAAGCTCTGTGCCCGCAAGCCTCTCTCCAAGCAGCTTTGCAAGTTTGTCAGTGAGTTCCGCTTCAATCTCGTCTTTTGCCTTGTGCTTAATATGATTAACCGGGTCCTTCTTGAACAGATAAACATCAATCTGCTCGGGGGTAGCCTTAAATAATTCCGGATGCCTGTTCGCAATTTCGTTCTCCAGCCAGTTGATAGTGGAGAAATTATCAGTCTCATGAATGCCCGCAAGGAAAGCAACCACAAATCCATCGGCGCGAATCATATTTGCATTCAGCCGCGGACAATAGTAATAATGCATCTCTGAGGCTGCGATATAAGGCATTGCAGCAGTAGGTTTATACTGAGGCTCGGACCCCGGATTGACCGGGGCCCCAACATTGATAACAAGTTGATCTGAGGGCAAGATACGTTCTCCTTACATATACATAGATGTTAACCAGCAGCCGCCGCGGTGAGGTTAGTCATCACGCCGTTAGCCGGAGGATTTTTAAGAACAGTGGTAAGTTCGGTAGTAAGAGTTCCACCGACGGCATCAATACCGTTATCAACGGCCTCATTGCCATCCATGTTAAACTCCTTGCTTTCCGTGCGACGATCGCCAAGATAAGCAAGGTTGAAGCTGCTAAGATCAAGACCAAAAGCAATCTTGCTCCAGGAGCTGTTCGTATTAAAGAGCGGATGCTCAATAAGACGGAAAGTACCGCGAGCAATCTTGAGAGTAGTGAACTGCAAGCCCCAAGAAGTTTGGCCGTCGACCATATAGTAAGTACCATTCAGGCGACCGATATTATTCAACACCTTCTTTGCAGTGCCGCCAACAAACAAAATACGTTCATTAGCAGACTTCGGATCGGTGGCCTGATTAAACAGTGGATCGAACGCCGCCTCGAACTGAGTATAGTTAGTGGTGCCACCGGCCACGGTGATGTTAGCGCTGGAATAACTACCAGGGTAGTACGCCAGATTACTAACAATGCTGTAGATGCCATCCATAGTACGGAAAGGCTGACCGTTACGATTACCAGAGAACTTCTGACCCCAGAACAGCGCCTTTTCGATATCAACAGCATGGAATGCGGCGCAGTCCTGCTTGTTTTCTGCGACATTAGTATCACCGGCAATAACCTGCGTAGCACGCGCAGAACCGGTGACAGCCCAAGTATTGCGGAAAATTTGCGTCAGATTAGTAACGCGCACAGGATTGATAGCCAGGGCGTTAGGACGCAGCGATCCTTCTTCAAAGGCGCTACCAACCTGGTACAGTGCCACATTGGCTGCGATAGCAGCTGCTGCAGTACTGCCAACACCGCGCTGCACACTAATGCGAGTACTGTCAAGTACAGCATTAACAAGGATATTTTCACCTGTGCTATCAACACGCAGGATCATACCTGAGAGAAGATTAGCAGTAGAGGTACCAGTGAAAATCGTATCAGTAGCGGTCTGTCCAGCAGCAGATAAAGTGAGCTGCGGGAACACCATTGTCTTAGTAAAGAAGCCATGTTCAGGCTGCAGCGCGGTCTCCGCAGTAAGCATGCTGGTAAGACCAAACAAAGTAGCATTACCATTAGGCATAAGCCTGGTAATCATACCCGCAAAGGATTTACGTGCAAAATCCTGAGGAAGAACGCCGGTGCTGAAAAGACCAGTAGTCATTGTATATATCCTTATTAAATATTCAAAATTACAGCGTCTGCGAACCCAAAGTATCCAAACGCATAGTGCTGCCAAAAGTAAGTCCGACAGGATTAGTAGTGGCAGTAGCATTAGCGCTCATGGTAATACCGGTGATGCCGCCCTGTCCATAAATAAGGCCGGCAACAGTAGTACCAGCAGTCACGCCAGTACCACTAATAGTGGCGCCAGGAGTAACATTGATACCTCCAGTCTGACCAGCAACTGCAAACGGCAGAGATGCCATGCCGGGAGGCAGAACAAAGTTAACAATGGGACTACCGTTAGTAGTGCTGCAGCTGATAAGCTGATCAGGCGTAGTATTAACAATGGTCCACAGATACTCTCGAATCAGCGAAGCACCGCAACTGAGAGAACCGAGACCGATCTGAACACCGGTGCCAAGATTAAGTGACATAGCAGATGCAACCGTGTTGAAGAACTTCATACGGAAGCTGTTACCAGGAACTAAATCAGCTGCGGGCATATTACCAGCAAGGGCTGCAATAATCTGGCTGGCAGTAGGCGTGATATCCGTATAACCAATGCCCGGTCCGGTACGATAGATGAAACCGCTAACCACAGTAGGTGCAAGCCAAGTACCACTACCGGCTGTAGCAAGGGTATTATTAACTAGATTCTCGCCGCCGATGATAATATCACCAGGAAGAATAAAGCTAGAAGTGAAACCGTCACGGCTACCAGTAGTACGAAATGCAGGCATGTTAAATATCCTTCTGTGTTAAATTAACCGACCTTGCTGTCCAGGAAAGATCCCCAATCAGTTTGTCGGGGAGTTCCTGGTGCAACTTTTTGCGACTGCTGGACATCGAAGCCATTTCCCTTAAGCAACTCTTGCCCAAAAGTCTGGAAATAAGAATTGACCGCCGCGGCTGTTTCCGCCGGAGTAGCCATAGGATTGTGTTGCGTAAATTGCTGCCGCACAATATTAACAATAGGAGCGACAGCAGGATTATTAAGGATAGGACTCATATCAAGAACAGCAGTCTTAGTAGAATGATCCTTGATAGTGTTAGGAAGCGTATGAGTCATCAATGTATTAGCTTGATTACTAAAAGCAGTTTCCATCATGCGAGTGTTAACTTCAACACCGCGTGCAAAAGCCTGCTGGCCCACATGATTAACAGCCTGAAGCATTGCAGTAAAATCTCCGCCTGCAATCTTAGTCTGCAATTCTGCTGGAAGGGTAGACAGGAAATCCATTTTAGAAACAGATTCTCCGAACTTTGTGGGATCAAGGTTAAACTTAGGCACTAAAGAAGGTGCTTCATTGCCTTTATTATCATCCTTAGTTTCCCACAAAGAAGCGAAACCTGCCAGTGGGGATTGATCCTTAGAGGGAGCGGGTGGAATACCGGGGATAGAGCCATCGCTCTTATTATCAGCAGCTCCATTTGGAATAGTAGGATTAGATGCAGCTCCAGGAGGAGCAGTATTTCCACCGAAAGTATTGCGGAAAATATCCATGATAGCCATAGTTTTAACTCCTGTTTGACAGTTCGTTGTAAGCTTCTTCGCCAAGCACTAATAGATACTGCAGGGCTTCGATAGAGCCTAACAGCTTTTGCTGCGCATACATGTAAGATTGCACAGGATCAGGTAACTCGTGTTTCATTTCCAGCGTAGCACGCTCCTCTGCATACTTTGCAATTTGATTTTGAATTCCCTTCCGATTCTCTGGATTGATAGCATAGGCTAGTAACTGCTCTTCCCGAGTTTCAAACTCGTGGGTAGTGAAGTCTGTGAGTTTGATATATGCCATCATGCACCTTGTGTAGCATCTAAAGCTTTGGATTTATTAGAAGGTCCCGGCGGCTGTATCTTAGGGGCTTGCGGCATAGGAGTATTAAACGCAACTCCTTTCTGGATAGCCATCATGGCCATATTCTGCCACGCACTCAGTTGCTGTTCGTATTGAATCTGCTCTTGCGATTTCTGGAATGTAGTTAGATCAGTAGAGCGCAGCTTCATTAAATACGAAATCATAGGTCCAAGATTGTACTCTTGAGCAACTCCGGGGGCTGCTCCTAGCAACTGAAAGAACATTCCAAACTCATCTGTACTCATGAGCTTATCTGTGGGCAGAACACCATCAGATACCTTAAATTGCACAGCTACACGTCTAATCTCAGCAGGTTTAATTTCAATCATAGATTGCTGAGCAGGATTATATAGAATGGTTTCATTCTGGTATTGAAGCATATTAAGAAGCAGCATATGCTTTAAAGGAACAAAACACTGATGCTCAATGCACAGTGCCATCTTGGCATTGCCTGCGTTACTATGGCCCATCACATCTTCATACTCATGAAGAGTTTTATTACCTTTAACAAATTGTCCCTGCTGTGCTGGATTAATATTATTAGTTAAATTAGCTAGCCGAATTACAGCATCACTTCCCTGCAAGAAACTGTTAGTCTGCTCATCTCGGTAAGGAAACTGATAAACCGCTTCTGCTACAGGCTTGCCATATGCAGACGGGCGAACAGGAATCTTAGCTGCAGGATTGATGCTATTAATATCATCCTTGTTGATCCTACTAGGATCGTACAGAGCCCTATCACCAATAAGCCTACGCTTACTAGCAATAAAACCATTCCACATAGCAGATGCCAGAGATTGATAATCCATAACATTTGTAGCGAAGCTTTTAGTTTGCAGCCACAAGCCATCTTCGTTAGGCTGCGCAAATACCATAGGAATTAAGTTGTGGTTATTAGTGAGTCTTTGAGCTCTGATAATCTTTTGACCATTAATAATATCAAGCACCCAAACCTGCGGAAGATTCTTCCCGGGCACATCCATATCAAAAGCCGCGGGAATAAGTCTTGCATACATTCGCGTATGGCAATACATATTATTCCCGCTATTGATAAGTGGCTTACCTCCCGAGCCTTCTAAGCCAGCCCAGGCCATCCAATTAGTGCCCCAGCGATTGAAGGTATCCATAAAAGGCATAGGGTTAATGAGAGGCACATAGTAATTATACGGAGTGCTCGCATTGCTGCTGATTTGTCCACCGGGATACTGAGTCTTGAACACATCCGCACGCAGATCACCTGCTTCTGGAACACCTAAATCTTCCATAAGTTGGATAAGCTGCACACGAGTAATAAGTTCGTTATATCCGGCAAATTCTCCTCGCTCGTGAATTTCAGTGGGAGGAACTCGCGGATCAAAGAAAGTATTATACATATCCATGCGGCGAATAGAATTGCCGTGCCACAAAACTTCTTGTGTAGCTGTATTATTAGCCTGAGAAACATCAGTTACAGCCACACTCATCTTTTTAGTTTTCCACTCTACCTCTAGAGCACCAATATTATATTTCAAGCAATCACGAAAAAACATAATAAGATTAGGAATCCAGCGAGCTGTAGTGGAATTTTCCCCTACAATAGTTTCCATCATAATCGCGGCATCTTCAACTTCTGGTCCGCCGGCTACTCCAAAAACAGGATAACCGCTAGCAAATACATTAACAAAATAAGAGACAGAAGCTTCCACCTGAGACATGACAAGTGGAACTACCATATCCTGGAATTTAGTAGGATCGCCTCGACGATTAGCTAGTCGTGCCTTATATTGCTCTTCAGTCTGATCTACCTCTCGTTGATAAGCTCTATCAACTTGCTGCAGCATGCTGCGGAATTGAAATTGCTGATATAAATTCTGCTGCGCCATGATACCATATTGGATAATGGCCTGCTCACGCTTCTCATCAAACCGAAAAGGATTAAAACCATTCTTAGAAGGCATGATTGTTCTCCTGAACACCTTGTGCAATAACACCTTCAACAGTAAGGAATTCTTGCGTGGCAATTAATGGCGCATGTAATTCAAGTACTTTATTAGCATACGTAAGCAGGTCGAGAATATTATCTTTATTATTTCTACGAAAAGGATTCCAATCTGCGATCTGCCTGGCAACTATAGGCTTAACATCTTGATGTAATAACACTTCTCCCTTTGGAAGGGATTTCATGAGATCGCTGATCCTAGCATTTTTAGAGGCTCCTCCTGGATACACTTCTACAAAATAAATACCTTCTATGCCTACAGCTTTAGTAACCTGCTCAAACCAATACAGAAGTGTACTTTGATAAGCTACACTTTCAACAGCTATTAACTTAGTATTCGTAGTTAAAGCCAGAATTAAAGCTCTTTTAATCGTAGCCCCGGGGGATAAAGGCTCTTCGATTACCTGACGAAGCCCCGGAATAGAATCATAAACTTCAAACTGACCAATAGCAACTAAATCTCCGCCTTGCTTATTAGCGGAGGGATCAATAATAATAAATTTTCCCTGCGGCCTATCGGTATCTGGATGCCACTTCCAAGGAGGAAGCGCAGAAAAATCTACCCTAGAATTAATACCCCTGGTATCATCATTAAGTACTTCTGAGAAGAAGATTTCCGGCTTATTAAAAGCTACATCATTCTCGAATTCTCTTAGCAAATCCTCAATCGGTCTAAGTTCTGGCCACAGGGCCGTACCATCTTCCAGAATTGCACCGCTGACAAATTTGATCCAAGTAGGATTATTTTTAATTTTCCGCAATAATGAATGCGGAGTAGGATACATATTTCCTACAAACAGAAACATACAGCCTGAAGGACTCTTTGCCTTCATAGCTGTGCCGGTCATCCATGTTTCTAACTTACTGCACAGATCGGCGCTGTCAGCATCTTCGCGAGTTTGAATATCTTCGAAAATCATAATATCTGGACGCTCGTTTTTAATATTAAGGCCACGAAGCGATCCTCCTGCTCCGATGGCAGCAATAATAACATTGCGTCCCCTAAAGCCAAACTTCTTCAAATCTTGCCTATCAGTCTCTTTACCTATCTTCCAATCACCAAAGGTGTTGATAATATTCTCTTCGTTAAGCATATCACAGATATCACTGAGAATATTTGTAGCCAGATTCTCAGTATTACCAATGATGAGAATAAATTTCCTCTTGGTGAATAGAATACAATATAGAACAAAAAGTTTTACTAAAGTTGTTTTAGCGTGCGCACGAGGAATTCCTAAAGCTATCTGAGGATTTTGGCGATCTAACTTTTCTTGTTCTTTAAGAAGTTGCCACACAGATAAAAGCAGCGGAGGAAACATATACTTAAAGACAGATGGAATAGCCATAGCAGCCAGAAAATTTAGTTCTACTTCTGCTAATTTAATAACATCTTCTTTAAGAAAATGATTAGAAGTTAATTCAAATACAGCCGCTTCATCTGCGGTATCATAACCGCCAATAGCTTCTAGCCAATCTTTTCCACTACCTGCTACAGGCATTAGATAACTATCCGCTTTCCCATACTGCTGACTAAAGTTCGCAGCATATCAGCGGCACGATCAATATCTACTTGCCGCATATTATCAGCAACCGCTTTACGAGTAATAACCGGAGTTGCACCTATAGAAGCCAGTGTTCCAGCTTCTTCAGCCCTGGCAATCTCCTCAGATGCGCTCTTTTCCATCTCGGTCAATTGTAACTGCTGATGGCATTCTGTCGAGAATTCTTTGATATTTAGCAGTGTTAGCTTCACCTGCTCTCTCCTTAACCATACCGAGCAAATTCTCCGGGGAGATAGTAAGTAATGATTGCCCGCCTACTTCTACTACTTCCTTCTGTCCGTTAGTGACAAACTGCTGAACAATATGAACAGGGACAGTTAACTGTACGATGCCGCCTGGAGGGGCGTTGTTAGAGCTACTCGAAGCCCCGCGCCTCTTTGCAGCATTTATAACCTGAAATACTTTAAGTACATCGTGGGGTTTATATATTAATTTGTTATCAATAGCTGTCTCTAGATTATCAAGTAATTTAGTCTCCATCCGGGTAAGTTTATCATCGTTCTCGGAATGTTGTGCTAAATGAGCAATGCGAAGTTTAGTAACTTCTTCCGAGAATTCTTGATCTGCCAACAACTGTGAGATATAAGATGGAGTACATCCCACAGTGCTGGCAACTACTTCGTTAGCCAGTCCATATCCTAACAACTTTTTGATCTGATCCTGACTAACAGCCATAGTATTTACTCCGTCTTTTCCTTTGCCTTCCTGGCATCTTCATTAAATTTCTTCAGCCG